ATTCTATTCTTTGTCCCGTTCCACGTTCGATTCGCGCCCATCCCGCACCTGATTCGCGGCACATCTGCACCCTATTCGCAGGACATATGCAGGACATACATTCTGCATATTCATCAAATATGTTGCTATGGGTGCCATTATTTTCTTGACACGCTTCGCAAAGTCGCCTTAATCTAAAAATCGTTCCACTAATTCCAGAGGGTTCGCCCTCAACACCTAAGGATCGGTGACCGCATGTTTAACCTTTTCGGCAATTCTGATTCAGCGCAATCCGCGCTTGATTTTCCCACATCCCTCACAGAACGCTATCGCCCTCGCACTATGTCTGAATTTGTTGGACTCGCGAAACCTAAAGCGCTTTGCGCCAAGCTAGCAACGCGCCCATTCGAGAGCGGCTGGATTTTTCTCGGCCCATCGGGCACAGGAAAAACAACAATGGCGGCCGCCCTGGCTGAATTGATTCCAGCTGAAGTGCATCACATTCCCTCGCAGCAATGCGACGTTTCCACGCTTGAGCGTATTTCAAATACTTGCCGATATGTGCCGATGGCAGGGAAACGGATGCACTTGATTCTTGTCGATGAGGCAGACCAGATGAGCGCAGCTGCACAGCTGTTCTGTCTTTCCAAGTTAGACGGTACAGACAAACTCCCTAACACTATCTGGATCTTTACTTGCAATTCAGTTGATCGTTTTCAGGATCGATTCATTTCACGGAACCAGACAATCGAATTTTCATCCTATGGAATCGCATCCGAAGCCACGGCATTGTTAGAGCGCATCTGGACTGAAAATGCGCCGCCAGATGCGGCAAAACCCAATTTCGGCCGGATTGTCAAAGAGAGCAATAACAACGTGCGGGATGCACTCATGCGACTCCAGACGGAACTAATGCTCGCTGCATAAGGGCCTTTGGCCACGGCAATTCAATCCAGAGGGCGCGCCCTCAACACCACAAAGGACGGTGAAAAATGAACGTATACGAATCAGTCACGAACCGGATTCTCGAACAACTGGACGCGGGAATCATCCCTTGGCGCAAGGAATGGAAAGCCACTGGTCACAGCGCGCTGCCATTCAATCACACCACTCAGAAACCCTATCGCGGTATCAATGTCTGGCTCTTGCTTGCCTCCGGCTTTTCAGATTCGCGCTGGCTCACCTATAAGCAAGCGCAATCTATCGGCGCGCAGGTGAGACGCGGTGAAAAGGGTACACCTATCGTTTTCTGGTCCACGTTCGAGACTGAACGTGAAAACTCAAGAGGCGAAACCATAGAAGCGCGCATCCCGTTCGCACGTCAATACACGGTTTTCAATATTGAGCAATGCGATGGTATCCCGGCTGAATTGCCGTTCGATGCGCCTACCTTTGAGCCCATCTCAGCCGCACAAGCGCTGGCGGATGACTACTTGAGCCGCGAACACATCGAACTGCGTCACGGCGGGAACCGCGCGTTTTATGCGACTCGCCTTGATTACATTCAGCTGCCAGAGCGCAGCGCGTTCACTTCGCCCGAGGCATACTACTCCACTCTGTTTCATGAAATGGCTCATTCTACCGGGCATAAGATGCGCCTCGATCGCGGCTTTGAGGCGAGCGCAGTTTTCGGTTCCTCCGACTATTCCAAAGAGGAATTGATCGCCGAATTTGCCGCTGCCTATTGCTGCGCCGAAACCGGCATTTCCAACAGCCAGGTCGAGATAAATCACGCTGCCTATATTCAGGGCTGGATGCGCGCCTTGAAGAATGACAAGACGCTACTCGTCGCAGCTGCGCAGCGCGCGCAGCGCGCTGCCGACCGCATCGGGAATCGTATGCCAGTGGCGCGCGAATTGGACGTGGCGGCATAAAAGGATGTTCTTTGGCAATGTTGCCTAGATAACCGCGCGGGCTGGCGCGTCATTCCGGCCCAAAGGAGAAAAACGAAAAATGGATTCCTTGATTCTGATTCAATCTCTCGATGAAGCTATTCGCATTATCATGGCCGCGCGCAAGCCACTTGCCGGCGGATCTCTTGCTCTATGGTCGCTGTTGGATCGTGCGGAAAATCATCTTGACATGCAAATAAAGGAACTCTTGGCGCCGCCCGTTCTCACCCATTTTGGGGATGTGAGAGAGGACTAGAATCTAACGAAATGAGTCGCCATGCGCCGTACAATTCCCTGCCGAATCTCTGCGAGTGTACTCACCCGCGCGCCCGTCATCCCGAGGATCTAGCCTGCCTCGATTGCAGCTGTATCAAATTTCGCACACGTCAGGAGCGTTTTGTATCCATCGGGTTCAACGTCATGCGCGGCCAGGAGAGGATCGCCACGGCCGTCTCGACGACAATGGCGCAGCGCATCGCGCGCGCGCTCAACCTACACAAACCAACTTCGCGAGGAATATAATCCACCTAACAGCGGTGACCAACCGCAGAAAAGAGAAACTGAAAAGTGACAAACACCCAGCTTTGGATTGCAACGGGTATTCCCACATTGGCCGTTCTCATCGGGCATCCTACTCAACCAAACAGGCCTTTCGGAGATTCGGTCTCGCCTCAACACCATCGAATCCGACTTGCGCCGTTTTTACCAACTTCTCGGCGAGCATACCGGGCAAATTGATATATTGCGCAAGCACGCTAATCTCTAAAACCTCTGCCGCGCCCTTTCTTTTCGGGTAAGCGGAGCGTGGAGCTGGTAACTCCCCCTGAGTACGTAAGCTCAGAAAACAGCCGGCCATTCTTCGGAGTGGCCGGTTTTTGTTTTCATGGCATATAATTCGCGCAGCTTAACCAAAAGTGCTCAGCTTGGCCGGCTTCGCCCCTCCACAGAAGCCGGCCTTTTTTATTTGTGGGGCATATGTGCCATGTATATAAACAATATGGGCGACACATCTGGGGCCTAGTGCACTATATTTTATGCAGCCTTATGATTTGCGCGATCGGAAATATAAAAGGCGGAGTCGGCAAAACGACGCTCGCTGTCAATCTCGTAGTGGGGCTGGCGAAGCGGGGCCAGGACCTTCTTTTGATCGATGCCGATGAACAGGCCACGGCGTTGGCATTCACTGAACTGCGCACGACGCGCCATCCTGATGTGCCTACCTATACCGCCGTGGCCCTCCATGGCGCATCCATCCGTACCCAGGCCAGGCAGCTGGCTGGCCGCTACGATCACATCATCATTGACGTCGGCGGCCGCGATTCCATCTCCCTGCGCGCTGCGCTCACAGTTGCCAACCTGGTGGTGATTCCCGCCGCGCCTCGATCGTTCGATCTCTGGGGCTGCGACCAGACCGCGGAACTGGTGCGCGAGGCGCGCGAGATCAATGAGCTGCGCGCCGTTGCTGTCCTCAATGGTGCAGATGCCGCCGGACGTGACAATGCGGACGCCCTGGAGGCCCTGCGGCTTCTCGATGGCATCGAAGTATCGCCCTGTAGCCTGGGGCGCCGTAAAGCGTATCCCAATGCCGCCGCCGAGGGCCTGAGCGTGTTGGAGTTCCTTGATCCGATCAACCGCGAGGGAGCCCTCAAAGCCCGCGATGAGTTCTCGCAGCTCCTCGCGGCTCTGTTTCCGGAGAAACTGAAAAATGATCGCAAAAAAGCCTAAGTCTCAAAAGGATCTGAAAGCCGATAAGTTCATGCAGGCCGGCGCCGCAACGCCGGCTGCTGCAAATGGCACTCGCGAATTCAAGCCTGTATTGATCAACTTCGAGCGCAACTTGCTGCAGCGCATTGACGCCCTGGCCCTCAAGATGGGCATGAACCGCTCCGCGTTTATTGTGAATGCAGTCGCGGAGCGGGTTTTAAAGTTGGAGCGCGGCGAGTAACCAATGAAAAGTTATCTGATCGCTCCCGATAATAAGTCGATCACTTGCTTATTTTGCTTCAAAACGTCCTTCCATCCCGAAGATGTGAAGAATCGCTATTGCGGCAATTGTCACTACTTCCACCCGGAGAAGTTTTATGATGCGCGCCTCGCCTTCCCAACCACCATTGAAGAGGGACTAGCGCGTCAACTTCTTGCTGATGAACCAGGCGAATTTGAATCGCCACTGGATGCCATCGAGCGCGGGAAAAAGGAACGCAAAAAACAACGCGCTAAAGAACGTACCCAGTTATTGAAGCGTCGTCGTCAGGGCGAATAGCGGTAGAGCGGGCCGGGCATTGCGGCGGAAGATGAAATTAAGCCCGGTTACCTTCCGCCCCTTATTGATCGCGCGCCATTCGATGAGCCAGCCGTCATTGCGGAGTTCCTTGCAAGCTGGCTCGATAACTTTTTTCCGTACCCATGCGAAATTCTTGCGTGTGGTTTCGGTCACATTCATCGAGGTATTAAAGTCCTCGATTGAGATTTGCGCCCAACCGTCGCCGTCTTCATTTGTGTAAGACGCTAAAAGCTCTAGCATTTTCAAGCTATAAATCGACCGCAGCGGCGCTGCCTCGCCCAGCTGATATTTAGTGAAGTACTTCGTCAATCCCATGAGATGCGGTACGATTTCGCGAAAAAATACCACTTCTACCCAGCCCTGCTTTTGGTAATAAGTCGCGCGCCCAATCCATCGAATATCCGTTTTTTTTACATCTTTGCTTCGGCTCAAGCGCCGATGTTCGGGCCAATAAAAATACGATTTTCTGTCAAATAACTTTTGAGCTGCATCTTGCAGAGCTTCATATGCTGTGTGGACCTCGATCCCGAAAGCGCGAGCGTATTCCTCGGCTGAGATTCTCACAGTCGGTTCATCTATCGGCCTATCGCGGCGACTGTCTAGCCGGGAAATGGCATAGATGATCAGGCGTTTTTCCGCATAGCTTAGGTTCGATCCTGCGCGCGCCAGCGCATTGCTCATAACAATCCAGCGTTCCGGGGCCGGATGCTCGATCTGATTATGCGAGAACTGAGGGCTTTTCATTTCTGCCCTTCAACTCTTTCAATCCGCTCCTATTGTGACCAAGTATCAAGCAAGGTACATGCCTGTGGAAAACACTCGGAATTTGGCACAATAGATCGGAATTTGGCACATTAGACTCGGAATTTGGCACAATACACAGGTCTAAATTACTGATTATGCTGGACATCTATACCTTAGAAACAAGGGAAGAAACAAGTAAGAGAAAAGTACAAGGGCGCTTTTTGTGAATCTGTGGGAATTCCCCCGAAAAAACCTTTCCCAACTAGGGCAAAAGCAAAAGGCCAGAGGCTAAATCCCTTACCTTCGTGCCGACCGAGGGACGGCTCCCCGCAGATTCCGGTTTCCGTCAGACTCTGAAAAGTTTCCGTCAGACTCTGAAAACATCGCGGGCCGCGGCGCGCGCTTCATCCTCGGTCTGAAAGTTCGAGACCTGGGCGCGGCCGGTCGGCAATCCGTCTTCGTGCTCGACCCAGCAGCTGCCCGACCAGGCCAGGCCGCGATCGCGCGCGTTCACGATCACCCAGCGCCCGAACAGGTTCGGCTGTAGGCGATAGGGCGAGGAGGGCGGCAGCGGATCAGTCATTTCAATTCCTCGACCACCACGATGCAGTGCTCGTCTTTGTGCATACCCATCTGCCAGCTCTGCGGGATCTCAAATGCGCCCAGGCCCTTGCTGAATCCGAACATCTGGGCGATGACCACCGTCGCTTCGGGACTGGGATACCTTTCCCCTGGCACCGAAACTGTCAGATGCCGGTAGAGGCTGCCATTATTGCCGGCGGTATATGTGAACACGCAGCGGAAGCCATCTGGGATGTGCAGCACGAAGCACGGATCATCACTGGGAACAGTCGTCGTCTGTCCCGGCTTGTAGATATTCTGCCGCGCATGCGCCATTAGCAACTGCGCCGCCTTCTCCGTGTCCTTGGTGATGATTAGCGCTCGCATGACTCTCCTCCCTGATCATTTTCACCATTTCGGCGTGGCCGCGCTCGGCGGCTTCGCGGCTCATGTAGCGCCTCATTTCGTAGGCGTGGGGACCGCCGAAAACCATCGTCTCCCAGAGTATGGGCCGGTAGGTCAGCGGGTCGTGCATGGGGCTGAAATTGTAGTCGAGGGCGAGAAAGACCGTTGACACCCGGCCCAGCTCGCCCAGGTCGTCGAGGGCCACGCGGCGCAGCTCTCCCGAGTTCTCAAACCACGCCGCCCATTCCAGATTTTCGTAGCACGGCACTGGCTGGCCGCGCTCGTCGAGGATGTACTGGCCGATCCAGCTCATGTCAGCGGTCCCTCCGGTGGCTGGGGCGGCTCGTCAATTGTGCGGTCCAGCTTTTCCTGATCCAATGCCGCGCGGAAGTCGCGAAATTCAATCAGCATCTGACCTGCGGCCTCGCGAGGCAATTCAAACTTGCTGAAAAATTTCAGCACCATCGCATCGCACTCGGTACGCGAGCACATCACCAAAATGTCCATCGCGATGATGCGCGCCTGGGCCATTGTGAGTTGCGCGATCATGCCTTTTTCGTTGGAAAGTTGAACGTAGGGCTGCTGGTCTCGATTCGACACAATGCCGCTTACCCAGAAATCTGACATTTCAGGCTTCCCGCTTTCTCTCTTCATATTTTGTGAAAAGGTGGGGTGCGAATTCCCCATAACGTTCGTGCGCGCGTAACGTCACCATTCCATTCCAGCTGATTCCCGCAATATAGAGGGGCGGGGCGAATATTTCGCTGAGCACTGGACCTCTAAATCGCAGGGGGATTTCAATCAGGGAGAAGGCGAGTTTCTTGCGCTCGAGATCCTCGGCCGGCATGATCAACGGATGCGGGCATATCGTGTTGCAATCCGCATCATCAAATTCAGCTTGGCATTCTTCGCAAGTAACTTTCATTTCGTCTTTTCTTTCGTGAGCCCATTGGCCGCGGCGATCCGCTTCCCCGCATCGGGTAGAACACGGTCCAGCACATCTTTGCCGTGGGTTCCGAGGGCCACGCACATGCGGACAAAAAGCATGACGGGAATGTCGGCGCCGGCTTCATAGCGGGCCACGCTGTTGCGGTGGATCCCAACCTTTTCGCCCAGCTGTTCCTGGCTCCATCCCTTTTCAGTCCGCAGCCGGCGAATCTCATCTCCCAGCTGAGTTTGAAAATCTTCTTCGCGCGTGACTATCATGGTTGCTCCTTCGCCCACTTCACTGCACTCTCTACGAGATGTTCCCATCTGTCCGATTCTCTAATGTTCGCGGCCAACGAGCAGACCAGATACCAGGCCAGATTCGCTAATTGTTGCTCTGTTAGCTCTGCCGCCTTCTGCCGAAAGAAATTGCAGTTGTCCTTATATTTCTGAACTTCATTGTTAAACATCTCTGGCGACATACCATGCGATGGGTTTACCGGTACTGGGTCGTATTGCTCGGTCATTTTTTGGCTCTCCAATCCGGCCCGGTCATGTCGACCCCGACGGTCATCTGCTGCAGCCGGCTGAACATCCTTGGCCCGATGCGTTCGCCTAACGTCTCCTGGCGCACGGCGCGCTCATAGTCATTGCGGACCTGGGCGCCGGCAGCCAGGTTGGGCAGGTTGGTAGTCACAATTACGGGAACCGTACGGTTATAGAGTCCGCCGATGAGCAGCTCGATGGTTTCAAAAATCCAGTCTGTCGGCCGCGCCGCGCCGAGCTCGTCGATCACTACCAGGTCAGCCGAAAAGATGGGGCGCAGGATCTGGCTTTGCGTCTCGCGCGCTGCATCGTCATAGCTCGATCGCAGCCGGTCGAGCAGTTCGCGCACGTCGACGAAGCGGGCCTCGAGCCCCTTGGTATCGATCAGGGCGCGCGCCGTGCTGACCGCCAGGCGGGTTTTCCCGGTTCCCACACTGCCCGTAAACATCAGGCCGGTTTTGGTCTGCCCAGGCACGAATTCTTCAATGTAGCGCCGCGCCAGGAGCAGGGCCTTGCGCGTATGCGGGGCGGGTTCGAAGTTAGCCAGGTCGGCGCCGGCGTATTCGGTGGGGCTCCCCAGCCTCCCGAGTCTCGCCCGCGCCTGTACTACACCCTGGCAGCCGCAGGGGGTCGATCCGCGCTCGGTCCGGATCAAACCAATCCCGCCGCATTGATTACATGATGTGCCCATTGCCGGCCTTCCTGGGCGTCTTGAGGCGTCCGGACGGTTTTTGGCTGGGGTGGATGCTGGCATCCTGGTCCGGCGCGCTGGCGGTGCCCTGGCTGGCCACAGGCGCCCCTAATACGGCGGCGGCAGATGGGTGATAGGAGACAATAGCCGCCCCATCCAGAGCTGCGCCCAGCTCGTTGCATTTCCGCAGCGCCATCCAGCGGGTTGGATAAAACAGCGCCTTGTCGATGCGGGCCACAATTCCCAGCGGGCCGACATATTGCCGATCGCGGGTCATAATCACGAAAAACTCGGGATTCAAAGGCTTCTCCTTTTATTCGCCTCCGGGGGAATGGCCTCGTTTGTTGCCTCGCCCCTGGCCTTGGCTAGCAGCGTCGCTATCCAGACCCAGCCTTCGCGCTGGTAGATCCGCTCGAGTCCGGCATACATTTCCGCTGCTGTCCGGAACAGATGAGCGTTCGCCCGCTCCTCGATTTCGCCAAGGCCGCCCATTAGAATGGCGATGCCGCCCGGCGCCTCGGGCGCGCGAATGATGAATCGGGCCCCAGTCCAATCGCCGATGGCTGCATCAAGTTCGAGTAGTTCCCATGGCTGGGGCGTGAAGTCCGGCATATCCTCGCTCATTGCAGAGCCTCCGCAAAATCTTTGGTGAGCCGAATCTCGCTGGAACCTTCGATCAATTCCAGAGTGCGCAGTCGACTCAAGGCATTGTTGAAGCCGCCGCCGGTGGCCGTGTACTCGCTCTCCTGGGCCAGTTCGTCTTTGGTCATCGAGCTCTGGAGGGCATTGGCCAGCACGCTCAGAATCGTGCGTTCGGCCCGGCCCAGCTTGCTTTGCCAGTGAGCCAGCAGCTGCGGCCCGGTGGGCAGCGGCTGGTAGTCGCCCAGCGCCTGGGCTCCCGCGTCGGTCAAGGTGAGCGGGTCCGAGCCGGTCAGCCAGCCCATCGAGCGGCACTTCGAGACGGAGTTCGAGAAGCCGCCGCCGTTGACCGCGTAACCGGCGTAGGCGGCAATCGTCGCCTTGGCGCTGGGGCCACGCTGCGCCAGCACGGTGAGGATCGACCGCTCGGCCTTGCCCATTGGCACGCCGGCGCCGCGCGGCAGGGGCTTCATGCCTTCGCCCTTGGCTTGAACGATGGCCGGCTTCACGGCAGCCTGGATGGCTTGACGGGCTTGTTGCCCCAACTTGGGCGGCGTCCAATCGTGATTGCCGATGATCTTTTCCAGTGCGGTCAGCACTGTCACACACTGGGCAATGTTCTTGCCGAGCAGCTCTTGCAGGTGCTCGCGATTGGCTGCGAGAACGCGTCCGATCTCAGCCTCCTGGGCGGCGGCCAGGGCGGCGCGGTCGATGGTCTCGATGCTTCCCTGCTTCTGGGCAAGCTGGCGCTTGAGCGCGGCAATCTCGGCGCGCAGCTTGGCGGGGTCATCGGCTTCAGCCTTCTCGATCACCTGCTGGAGATCCACGCGAAGGGCTTCGACATCCATCGGCGTAAGCACAGCCGCTTTGCGTTTCTGTCCCACTTTGGGCGTTGCCGAGGCATCGAAGGTAGTCTTCTGGTTAAAGCGAAAGCGGTCATAGATGCGCAGCCAGGACGGCGACCAGACATAGCCCTCGCCTTGCGCCAGGCCCGGCAGCTTCCCGACCAGCTGGCGATCGGCGCCGGCTTCCTGGACCCACTCCTCGAGCGCCTTGCGTTCGTGGGTGCCGTTGACCTGGAGCACAAACAAACACTCGACCTGGGACAGCACTTCCTTGTTGATCGACTGGGGGCGCTGCGAGATCATGGTCGCGCCGATGCCGTAGTTGCGGCCGAGGCGGATGATGTTCTCAAACGCGCCCAGCATACGGGCTTCATCTGGCATCACTCGCTGAGGGGCGAACAGCTGCGCTTCCTCAACAAATAGGTGCACCGCGGATTTTTGCGATTTCTTGAGATGAAAGAATTCTTCTGCGAAGTCGGCGGCAAAGCGTTTTCGTTCGCCTTGCCGGAACGCGGAGATGTCGAGAATCACGGAGACGGGTTTGTCGATCAGCAGCCGGGCCAGCTTAGTTCCCGCGTCGGGCAGGATGGGCACGTCACCGTGCTCGCCGCCCACAATGAAAATGTCTTTGCCCTTACTCTTGCCATCGGCGGCCACGCGCAGGCCGTACCAATTGCCCACTGGGTCCACAATAATGATTTGTGCGTGCTGGTCGAGCATCTGCTCGGCCACCAGTCCAGCCAGATAGGTCTTGCCGCTGTTCTTTTTACCGATGCAGCCAAAGGTCTGCGTGACACCATCGAGAGGCAGAGCGAGATTCTTGGCCAGGTGCAATTGGTCATTCACTCTCTTCGATTTCCTCCGTCTCCAGGTCGTTAAAAATCGTCTTGTCATCCCTGAAGCGATCGACCGCTTCGTGCTCGTCATCAGCCTCGATGATTCTTTCGGTCTCGGGCAGGATGACTCTGTACTTAGGCATCGGTTCCTCCTTCATCATCAGCCGCGGCCGCTTCCAGCCCCGCGATCCGCGCCTCATGGTCAGAGGCGATGAGCAGCGCATATTTCCGCAGCCGGTTCAGGCCGCGATTAGTTTTCTGCAATTCTTCGATGGCGAGTTGCAGATGCTCCTCCGTTTTTAGTTGCATTCCGCCCAGCAGCTCCACCTGTTGCGCAATGGCTTCGATCCGTTCGTCAATCGTCATAGTTCCTTCTGCTCTTCCGTCTTCGTAAATGTGATGCCGTGCTTAATGATGGCTGAGGCTATGTCATCAGTCACATCGAATTTCTGGCCGGTGACAAGGATGTGCGATCGTCGTTTCGAATTCTTTGTGGGATGGACTTCCTTATAAGCACGGGTCGCATAAAAGCGCCGGCCCAGCTCCGACCAGAAAATGCGAATGGGCTTCATTGCGTGGTCTCCTTCGTTCTGCGGTTCTTGACCGTGACGGCCAACAGGACCATAGGCATGAAACATTTCTTGCAAAACGGCATCTCGCGACACTCTTCAGCGGGCCGGTCTTCCTTTATTCCGCAGCCTACGCATCTGAGTTTGAAAGTTGCGATTTGAATTTTAGGCATCTTTTGCCGCCTCTTCGGTTTCCTCATTGCGGGCCACAACCATGCCATCCTCGAGCACGATCCCCACTTTGCCGCTCGAATCGACGCGCGCCATCCATACCTGGAAATCATGTTGCTCGGCCAGCTCCGCGACAACCTTCAGGCCTTCCTCGTCCAACGCTTCGCCGTGGCGGATGCAGAGCACGCGCAGCTTAGGATTGCCAGCCATGCCGATGAGGCTGGCGATGCGGATCTGTTCGCCCTCGCCCAGGTTCTCGAGGGGAATGCCTTTATACTTCACTTCGCTCTCGTCAAAGGTGAGCCCGTCTACGGGGATCTTCGCCTTGGCCAGCGCGGTGCGCTTCTTCTCTTCTCGAGCTTCCATGCGCCTGGTGAGGTCCTCCGCCGCGCGCCGCTTCTGGTCGAGCTGCGCCTGCAACTTATCCCATTGGGTACGGGTGTCGATGGCCCGGTTGGTGCGCTGCGCGCTCTGCAGCTCGGCCGTGAGCGCGGTCACATCGATGGGCTCGCCGGCCGACGCCGCCCGGAACTCCTGCTCGGCGCGTTTCCATTCCTGCTCGATTCCCTTCTGTTCGGTCTTGAGCGCAGCCAGCTTCGCCTCGGCTTGCTTCAGCTGTTCGCGCATCATCTCGATCGCTTTGTGCTGCGTTTCCGCCTCCTCCGCTTTGCGGGTCTTGTCCATGCCCAGCTGCGCGGCCTTCGCGCCCAGCTTTTGCTTGGCCTGAAATATCTCCTGCGCTTTGCGGTTGAGTTCGCCGGCGTCCTCGAGCTTTTTGAGGATGCCCGATTCGTCCAGCTTTTCTCTGGGTAGACCGGCCAATACGTTCAAACCCTTGACCTGGCCCTCGAGCAAATCGGCTTCCTTCTTGATCGCGTAGCGCTCGTCGTAGTCTTTCTGGTTCGCTTCCGCGATCGCATCAAAGTCCAGATCCACCTTGGCCGTCTTGCGCAGCTCCGTTACCTGCTCTTTTGGGGTCATGCGAATGAATTCGAGCGGGTCGAAAGTGAGTGAGGTAAACAGATCGTCGAGAAAGTCCTGCGGCGTTTTGTCGCGCTTGCCGTTGACCATCTCGAGGGTCAGCGTGGGGGGATTGCCTTCGCGTCCCAGACTCCGGGTGATGATGCAGTCGCCCAGGTTGAGTTTGACTTTCATGCGCTCGGCGCCGTTGCGGATCACGGTTTGTTTTTTCGCCGGCAATGCCTTCTGGCCCTTCAGGGCGAACCATAGCGAATCGAGTACGCTGGTTTTTCCCTGCCCGTTCTTGCCCGTCAACATCACCACGCGCTTGCCGTCCGGCTGGATGGCGACTACGCGGAGCTTCTTATAGTTCTCCGCTACCAGTTCAATGATTTTCATTTTTGGTTTCCCTTTCTAGCTTGCCTTTCGTTTTTCATCCAACTCCCGCTCAACCATTTCCAGCCGCCGATCTATTGCCAGCCTCTGCAATAGATCGTCAAGGCGGCTGTTCAACCCATCGAACCGCAAGGTGGTCTCACGCTGCAGATTGTCAAGACGTTCGTCGAAGCGGCTGTTCAATGCGTCTAACCGCAAATTTGTTTCGCGCTGCAGATTGTCGAAACGGAGCAACGTCTCGCGATAATTGCCGTCTAGCTTTTCCCGCAACGAGTTCATCTCCGGGGCGAGAACTGCTTGCATCGCCTTGATTACGTCGTCTACTACCATGCTGAGTTTTCTCCTGTAATGCATAATATCTTGTGCATTGAGGTAAGCACAAGATATTATGCGCGGATATGCAGGAAATATTTCCGGCATGGGCACGGCATATATCAGGCCTATACCCGGGCTTCAGAGGTTTTGATTTTTGTCTTTGCCCTGGGCCTCGGGCTTTTTAAGAGCTTCGCGATCCGCCTCGAGCTGCTCCTGGCTCTTTCTGTATTCGTCGATCGAGTGCTTACTCAAGGCCCCGAACGTCACAATCATCCCTGAGAAGAAATAGGGCCATAGTTTGCCCGTACCGAAATCTCTGGGAAACTGATACTTTGTGGGGTCCATCGCCGCGGCGGTCATGGCGGCGATGCCACCGCCTACCGCGGCCAGCAGCGAAGTCTTGATCCATTTGAGAGAGGCCCGTGTGTCCATGGAGTTGGATTAAATCTGCGCCAGATCGCAAACCGGAGGCAGCGGGTGAATGGAATTAAAGAAGTCGATCCATGCATAGCCGGCCTGGTTGATTTTTCCTTTCCAAACCGGATCGGCGAGCATGTTGCCGCATTTGTTCGGGGAGTCCCATTGAAACCAGATCGCACAGGCGACATTGTTCTGGATCCGGATGAGGAGCGCATCCTTGATCCACTGCGGAACTTCGTCCATGGGGATAGATCCATCGTCGGGATAGCCTTCGGTCCAATTCCATTCAGTATCCCAGATGGGATGAGTGCAACCGTAGCGCGCCATTACTTCGTTCACCGCCTCGAGGGTGGGACCGATGGCCGCGGCCGGTGCGCCTATGTCTGTGTAGCCATGAAAACTGACGATATGCGAATAGTGCTGAAAGCCCATCGATAGGTAACAATCAAGGGCCTGCTCGACGGTCGTCATGTTCTTGGTGGGCGTGGGTGTGGTCAATCTGCAATCTGGCGCAACTTCCTCTAGCACTCGCCAGAGCATGCGCTGCTGTTCCATCAAAATTTCGTCGGTGCCGTTCCAAAAAGCCAATGCATTAGTTTCGTTCCACGCTTCAAAAGTTTTGATCCTGAAAGTTCCATCTGGCCGGCGTACATGATCAAGCAACGCGCGAAAGAATTCCTCGAACACGTCGATCTGCGGCGGATAATTCGAATGCGGCGATCGCACGCCTGGATCCTGCCACTCTGGGATGTAATCGGTCCGGTAGGCCCACTCTGGGGTATAGCAAAACGTGTAGAGGACTTGAATACCGCGCGCCTCGCAGATGTCTAGATTGCCGTCAAGGACGGTCCAATTGTAGGTTCCTGGCGCCGTCGCAATATCAGCAAATGAACATTGCGAGTCGTGCAAGCGCAATAGCTCCAGACCTTGGGGAAAAACATTTTCGCAATCGGTACAGCCAGGGCTTACTTCGTAACTCAGGTATCGACACTGCCCCCATGTCATCATGCGGGCCGCCGGCGGCGGTATTGGCGGAAAGGGAGGCGGTTCGGTATTCACGCGAATGTAGCTCGGGGTCCCTTCCCATCCATCGACGTTGATGGCGACTACTTCGAGCTGGGTTGCGCCCTCGGGCAGCTCGAGGACAAGCGGCGCCGCGGCGGTGGGGGTGGCATCACGCGCTACGATGATCGGCGGCGCCAGGGGGTTGAAAGCGTCATCGACGGCCGAAACCCTAAATTCTTTGAGCGCGCTAAGCACAAGCGGATCGCTGGTGTAAGAAAATGTGATAAAAACGGAGGTCATACCCAATACCGCCTTTGGTCGGGGAAAGTTTTTCCGTCAATGCGTAAGCCACGAATAGGTCGTTCCGTTATAGGAGCAAATGACCGCCGCCGTGATCGCTCCGCCACTGGTGTAAGCGCCCATATATGTCGGCGCAGTCGCATCGCTCACTGTCGCCTGTTCTCCCTTGATGCCTGCCGTGCAGGCTGGCAGAGCGGTGCCCGCCGCGCTATAGAGCGTGACCGGCAATACGGCGTTGCCGCTCATAATGCCGGCGCCGTTGATGCCGCCTACTTTTGTGGGAGTTGCGCCACCATTCCAGACGCTTAGGCCGGTGGTGCCTGAATTAGCAGTAGCGTTGATTTGAACATCGTTCGCTCCCGCCCCGGAGTTCATATTCGTCAATCCATTGGGAGCCATCAGAAGACGGCGAATGTTGGCTACGCTATCGAGTAGCTGAAACTGGCCCGAGGCCACCGCCATGTTCCACAAGATGGTTCCGGTATAACCTTCCCAATAAATTTGGCCGGTTTGATTCGCTGTCAATCCTGGCTTAAAAATAAGCTGCTGCGCCGCATCGGCTCCATTTGCTAGGGTCAGAGTTTGCTTGATTGTCGTTGCCCCAAGATTTGCCGCGGGGGCGGTCACACCTTGAGCCAGTGTCAGGGTGCCTGCATAGTCTAGATTCGCGCTAGAAACCCAGGCCGAACCATTCCACTTGATGAAATCAAAAAAGTAAGAAAGGGAAGTGCTGCCAATACATCCGCCGATGATGGTGCCAAACTGCCGCGTTAGGCAGTTGACGCCCCATTTGCCGAATCCATCTGTATACCCTATGGCCGGCAGATTCGGAGTCAGCCCCGTGGTGATTAACGGCCCACTTCCGTTGGCTCCCGATTGGATGCCGGCCGCTTTTGCGAAACCCTGAGCGATCTTATTTTGACCACTGGAGGATGGATGCAGCGGAGGAGCAAGGTTGAGCACTACGTTGTTTGACATAAGGGCCGCGGTGCCGGAATCCGCGGTCGAGGCAATTGTTTCTTTCAACCCGGTCTGTACCTGAAATTGCGTACCGGAGAGGCCCGCCGCAAGCACCGTATATCCGTTAGTCGGGGTCGAATTTATACCTTGACATGCAGTTAACCCCGTAATGTAAATCTGAGTCCCGGCGCTCAATGTGTTGACTGCATTTAGTGTGGCTACTCCAGTCGACGCAACCGCGCAGTTCGTGATATTTGCGGCTGCCGTGACTGTTGAGGCAAAGTCCCGCACCGTATCCATGCTGGTCGGGAATACGGTTGCTCCGCAAGCCTTGTCACTCCAGCCTGCTATGTCTACATATTGCACTCCGACAATCCCCATTGTGCGAAGAATGCTCGCTGCCGCCGCATGACTGTTGGAAAGTAAACAACTCGACACATTAAAAGCGTTGCCCTGTTCCGGCATGGCATTAGACATGATGAGATTGGGGCCGTCTCCACCGCCATAATTATTGGAATGCGGCATGGCCAGGAACATCGGGGTAAACAATCCGCTGCTGGTGGACTGCACCTTGAACGTATGCGCTCCCGGCGTGATCCCCGTGAAGACCGCTCCAATCCAAGTTAGGCCGCGAACATCGGCGCCGCCAAAACGCACGTGCCCCAGATAGTTAGAGGAAAGCGTTGTAGAGTTGGACACTGCATCGGTTAACGGAGTTGAACTACCGTCCATGAATACCTGAAAACTGGCACCGCCATTTTGATAAGCGCCATAGACTAAACCAACCGTCCCTTTGTTTCCCACGATGAGCGAATTTGACAGTATGCTTTCGCCCGATATCGAACTTTGTTCAGCCAATGCCCAGACTGCGTACCATCCAATGTTGATAGTCGCGCCGGTTCCCGTGCCGCCGCTCGTGGATGAGATCCCGTTTACATATCCACTGCCGTAGGTGACGAAATGGTAGCCTGTGATTGAATTCGACGCTCCAAGCGTATCAACCATAACCGTGGCGCAACTGCAGCTTCCTGCCTGGGTCAAGGTGAGCACATCAGACACGGCATATCCCGTTCCCGCTGCTCCGATCGCGCTGTTTACCGGGACTAATGTGGCCCAGCTGCTGCCGGTGGGAGTGAACTGCCCACTGGTTGCGAACCAGTATTTGTTGGTGCTGCTGGTGCCAAGAATCAGTCCTGCCGCTACCGCCGACTGTTGTTCTCCTAATTGGTAGCTCGCACTTGGAGCATTGTTTCCGTTCGCGGCATTTGTACCTATTTCCATAAAGTTCACGCGATTGTTGTGGTCAGTGGGAAGACTGCCGCAGGCGCCCACCATGTTGTAGGTTGTGTCTGCAATAGCAGTGCCGCCCACAACACCCGTGCAGGTGATGGTGGTTCCACCAATCGTTGCCAGTTGGAGACCCCAGCCCAAACCGACTGGCAAGCCGGTTCCGCCACCAATGGAATCGCTCCATACGCCAATCCCATTTTTGAGCGAGAAGGGCAACGCGCCGCAGGGTCTACCGGCGTCTACGGTATTCCCGTTGGCGTCGAAGTTGGCGCAGTCGTCTGATTGGGTTGCGCCGCTTGACCGCTGTATCAGTGGCCCATTGCCCTGACTGCTCAACCCCCCAAAAGTGCCACCCGCGTTGTATTGGATTTGCCCATTAGTACCGCCTGGATTTGCCGCCGTGCCGGTCGGCACACAGGTATTAGTGGCTGGGACATAGACGCCAGTTGAACAAGCGGAAGGCCAGGTTAATTGTGTGCCGGGGTCGATCGTTGTGATGTTGTATTTACAGCTCTGCGACAGCACATCGTAAACTTTGCCATTGATCAGGCAGTCTGAAGGCCACTGCATTTCTGACGCTGTGATATTGAGGGTCGCACTTCCCGGTACGTTGAGATTCGCCGCATGTAGTGTGTGGGTCACTTTATCGTAGGTAAATCCGGCATCGGCTCCCCAGGCCCCGGCACTATTGAATTGCACTTGTTGATCCGCGCCGATCGGCCCTGCGTTGATGCAGGTGTTCGACAGGTAGTTATAAGTCATGTAATTGTTGTCGGAGCAATTCGGAGGCCAGCGAATTTGGGTATGCGGATTGGTCTGGGCGCTGGCAACAGCAGCGCATAAAAAAGCCATAACTACGCCATACTTATGCCACGCAAAGCGCATAAATCAAATCCTCCTCTTCGATTGAGAATGAAAGTGTGATGATGCCGCCGGTTTCGATGAATGCCGTGCCTCGGCGCAGCCAGATCCCGTTGTAGGCCACAGCGACCACGGGTACACCCGGCGCCACGAACATCTTGCCGCTGCCCGCGCAGGGCAGGTATTGAAGCCTAGAGGATGACGAAGGCATCGATTCTGTCCAATGGGTCAGCGGTGAAATTTAGGGTTATGCCTTTGCCTGTGCTGTCAAGCGTGTAACTCAACGTGGGCATGGCTACGTTCATCGGCAGGAGTACTCCGTTGTAGGCTACGGCCAGCACTGGACCGGGCGCGGTCCAGTTCATGGCTGAACCATCGCAGGGAAGATAGTCGAGGCTTCCGATCGGGAATCCCCAGGGTGGAACTATCGGGACAAGGTTGCTGAGATTGCCGCCGCCGGATCCCCCGGTCCCGGTGAGTTTGTAATTCGCAGTCTGCACGACATTCTTTTTGTCATCGAGTACGGCGATTTCATAAAAAGTGCCGGAAGGGAAGATAAATTCATTGCCCCACAAAACGAGCTGGATTGGCGTCGAGCCGACCTGCGGTCCTATCAGCTGCGGAACACCCGCATCGGCGATCATGCAGATTCCCTGCACGGCCGGCAGTATGGGCCCAAATCCACACAGGGTCACACGGAGAAATCCCGCAATTCCTTCTCCTAAAATGCCCTCGAGATTGGCAATGAGGGTAAAGCCTGGCGTGGTGGACATGAGCTGTGCCTCACTTGAAAAACCAGACCGGCCCGATATGCGCGCAGCGCGGGTGATCCTCGGGCCGGTCGAGTACTTCCTTTTTGAACCAATCCGCAAATCCCAGGCCAGGGTCGGCATAGAACAGCGCTCCCCCCGTCAGATCGTCGCTATTGGCGCGGGTGTAAATTTCGTCGATGCGATTGAGTAATACCCGCACATTGTTGCTGCGTATGTTGGGCATATGCTCGGCATATGGATTGCCGCGTCTTTCGGGCGCCCGCGTCACTACCTCGAGCCAGTCTCCCCAGCCCGCGAAAACCCGGTTGCGCAGCACATAGGCGATGGCCAGCATGTTGTTCACGCCGCCATAGCGTTCGCCTTCCTCAATCGAGAAATGCGCCATCTGTGCCCGCACGTAGGAATCGAGGGTCATATCGCTTTCCCCAGCTTGATCTGGCGGTAGGCCTGCAGTTGTGATCGATACCAGGCGCCGGCTTCGCCCAGGGGCGGCCCAAAGGCGCTGTCCGCTTCCTCCTCGGTCAGAATCTCGGCCACGATCAGGACCAGCATGGCCGTGCGCCAGCCACGATATTTTTCCTTTGTTGCCACGCCATGTTCGTTGAAGCGCATGATGGACCATTCGGGTCCATAGGGTTCCTGCAAGCTGGTGAGAGTGCGCTGCACCTTGCGCCCTTCGCGGCAGGCCAGAAAGTTCTGTGTCAACAGATTTTTCTGATGTTGATTCGAGGCCTGCGCCAGGCCGATGAGATAGCCCTGCTCATCCATCGGCTGGGGCTTCACCCAGGCGTTGATCCCGACCAGGCCCGCGGCGCTCCAATCGTTGAGCCAGATGCGCGCGTTGGCATGTTCATAGTCGCGCGCGTCGACGCCGGCGGCGCGCAGCTTCCGCATGACCGCGCTCGGATGCAGGATGTTGACCATGCGCGCGTCTTGGTTCTGCTTTCCCTGCCAGCGGTCCTGCTCCGGTAATTGCTGGTCTCGCGCCTTCTGGCAATTCAGCTCGAAAAGCTCGAGGCTTTCCTCAACCCAGGCCTGCGGCCGCAGCTCCATCTTTTCGAGATAGGCTCTCTGCTCGAGCAGCTGCAGTGCAGGATCATGGTGCGCGGGTGCGTCAAACTCGCGATCGAAATCCTGATTGCGCATCTGCCGGCGCCTGGCTACGGCCGGGTTAAGAGCCTGCCAGTCGATCGCATCCCAATCCTGCTGGCTGGCCGCGCGCTTGTCCTTAGCCGCCGCGGCCTCGCGCGCCAGCATGGGATCATAGCGTTCGGTGGGCGCGCTTTGGTGCCACGGCTTGATGATGACGTTGGGCACTATTCTCCTCTCTTCTCCAGCTCGTTTAGTTCGCTGCGCAGCATGTAGGAATAGGTTTCGGTGGTTCCTGTTCCGGTATGGCGGCTATTGATCCTGACGCCATCGTCCTTGATGTAACGCAGGACCACCGAGACGTCAGTAACCTTGCCCCATTCGCCGCGCTCGATTTGGCGCAACAGCATTCGCATTCGACCAGGAATGTCGTAATATGTGCCACGATCGATAGGCCGCAATCGCGACGCGCGCAGCATCTTCTTCTTGCGCTCCGCTTCGGTGTCGCACAGTCTGGCGGTTGGTATGGTTTTGTTCATTCCCTCACCTCACCGGCGCCGGTAGTTTCTTCCTCTTGCGGTGGTGGATTCATTGCGCCCATCATCTGCGCGATCGTGCGTGCGATCAGCGGTGCCGCGATCTTTGTTGACACTTCGTTACGGATGGCGCTTTCGAGCATGTTGCCAATGCGCGGCGAGGTCGCCGCGGTTCTCAAAATCCAGCGGAGACCATCGGAAGCGGCGGCGCCGCCTACAGCGCCCTGCCAGGGGCTTAATCCGAAATGGGGCGCTATCACACTCCCCGCGAATGCGCCGGCCCCGGCCTTGCCCGCGCGTCTGGCCAGCTCCGTATAAACTTCCCGGCCCAGCCCCTGTGTAGCGCGTGTGGTCTTCGAGTCTGAAAGCAGATTGGTCACGTTCTTGAGATTGCGCACGCCCTCTTTGCCGATGAGACCTTCGATCTGCTCCTGATTCGTTCCCTTGTTCAAATAGTCCTGAATCGACTTGGTACGCGGCCGTTCAATGAATCGCGGCATCCCCTGGGCGCCCTCTTCGTAGGTGACGCCGTTTAACATGCGTTCGACCAGGTTGTGCATTTCATCAAGTCGCGCCGAATCGCGCCATGCATTCTTGGCCGTCATGTAGTCTTCAAAACTGATCTGCGAACGGTGGGAATCGATCAGGTCGTTGATGGCTCCGTTGGCCTCGGCAAAGCGCTTCTGCGCATCCTCATATGCATCCATCGTGGTGGTACGCCGCATCACCGCCTGTGCCTGTTTCGCGGCCTCTTTGTACTTGTTGAAGTCGCCGTTGCTGATCTGGTCGAGGCGTTCATAAACCGGCTTCGCGGCGCTCTCGACCTGCGTCGCCGCATCGCCAAAGGTATTGACGTTGCCTGCGGCCTCGCCCACGTTGACTGGCTGAAAGCGCGAGCGCGTATAAGCGGAGGAGTAATACACCTTCAACTGATCGGCGAGCTGCTGGCGCTGGCTCTCGATGGCGTTCTGCTGGCTTTCGCTGAGCTTCGAATATTCGGGACTTTGCTGCAGGTCCTCGATCTGGCGGAGCCAGCCTTCGGCTTCACCCGGGTTCGTGGATTGGAGATTGCCGCCGCCGCGAGCGGTATCGGCTGCCGGTTCCGGCGTGGTCGCGGTGCGAATGTCGGCGCCTTCCTGGCCTTCGGCCGCGGTCGGGCCGCCTGGGCGTATAGGTTCGCGGGTGGGTGCGCTGGCGGTTGTATATTGCGGCTCTTTGAATGCTGCCCGGTCTGGCACCTTCGCAGCCGATTGCACCATCTCGCCCGTAGTTCCTTCGACCGTCGGTGTTCCCTGCAGGGTGAAGGTGAAAGGCTCGGCGTCTTCGCCGGCTGGCAGCATCCTGGCCGCTTCTTCCGTAGCCGGATAAACCGGCCGCATCTCGTTGATCCGGTCGAGCGCGGTAGCGGTTGCCTCCCGTGCGGTGTGGCCGACGACGTTGTGAAACAGCTGCTCCTGGGCCTGCTGGATCTCGGGCGCCTCGTCGGCACGACCGGGAACCGCGAAGCCTTTCTCGTTCACCTGGCGGTTGAGCGCCGGCGCTTCGAACGGTCTAATCTTGATGGTCTTCGGACCTTTTTTAGCCAGCCAGCGAGCTGTACCCTGCTCTACGGCTTCACCGGCCACGCTTGCGCCGCCGCCTAGAGCCGCGGCCACTGCCGCCTGATGTGGATCCTCGGTATGTGCATAGCCCTGGCCGCCCATCATCAGCGCATCCTTGCTGGCCTTGAGGCCGATCCCGACCAGGCCCGCGATTTTGGGGTGAGCGCTGAGAAATTCGGCAACCTGCTGCGCGCCCTTGAGATTCTTCGCAGCGTCGACAATGCGTGCGCCGGTTTCGGTTGCTTTCGCTGCCGGCCCGGCCAACTTGAGTAATCCATCCGTGCCCAGATATTCAAGCACCTGCTCGCCGGCCGCGCCGATGTTCTCCCACATTCCCTGCGCTTCTCCTCCGGTGCGCAGCCAGTTGGCTGCATCCTGCATGTGTGCAGCTCCATGCGCGGCTATGCTTCCCGGCTCGGTCGCCCCAGGTTTTGTCAGGGGTTTTGAAAGCAGATCCAGGATCGTCGCCGCCGGCTGCGCTGCACTCTTTACAACTCCGCTCACCATGCCGCCCAGCTGGGGCGATTCCCAATCCTCGGGACCGCCTTTTCCCTCGAGATTTTTGGCCGTCCATGCCCCCAGGCCTCTGCCTCCGCTCGGCGAAGTAATCGGCTCCGCTTTGCTCATATCCACGGCAGGTATATCCATCCCCTCGCCCTGATCAATCGGGTCAATGGGCATGGCTTTGCTGAAGTCGATCGTTGGAGTGCTCATTGCACGATTCCTAAGACTGTTCCTTTGTCATCGGTCCAGTAGGTTTTTCCGACGTTCGGTCCTGTGCCTGGCGCTTTGTGTGTAGCGCCTTGCGGCGGCTGCGCTGAAACTGTGAGCGTTGCCGGCGGTGCCGTAGTGGCTGCTGCCGGCGCTGCCGTCTGGTGCGCGAGGGGTTGGCCTACCCGACCAGGCCCGATGCCCCAGCGGGCGCGCAGATCGGCGGGGAAGGCAATGTAATCGAGCGGCCGCCCCAGCGCCTGCGCATCATCGAGAACGCTGCGCCAGGTTTCATCGCGGCTCTGTCCGATCATCGAGAAAAATGCATCCCACTGCGCCGGCGAGAGTTTGCCGCCACTGGTCAGATTCTGTATGGCTACGAGCGCGGAATCGCTGATATTGCGCGCTCCCATATGTTGCTCGATCAGATCTTTGGTGATGCGCGCGCCCTTCACATTGCCGAACGTTCCGGAGATATGATTTGCGAGCATCTGTACGCTCTGCGCGCCAGTAGGAAAGTCTTTACCTTGTTTCCGCAGCTGCTGATACTCGTTGTAGACATTGCTTGAAAGCCGGTAGACCGTCTCTTTCCCCAGCGCCGGCGTCACGTTCTTGTCGTGCCAGGAATTGAATCCTTTGTCGCCGCCCGGGCCCCAATCTACATCCGTATCTTTAGCCGCCGCCTTGGCCTGATTGAGCAGGGCCTGGGAACGTTCCTCATCAGCGCGCGCGTATTCAGCTGCGCTTTGGGCGGTACGCAAACCAGCCTCGCTCGCCGCCGTTTCCTGGCGGGTATTTTGCGCTGCGGCCTCGAGGTCGCGTTTGTTTTTATCCGCGGCCGAGGCCATGACCCACTGCATCATCACACCGTTTTTGGTTCCTGCAGGGATGGTCACGCCCTCGTCGTGGAGCTGGCCGTCATCGCCGGGCTGCTGAATCGTGAATTTGTAATCACGACTCGTCGGGCTGTTCTGCCAGTCGGGGGTTACGATGGCTGCGCGTACTCCGCCTTTCTTGCCGCCGCTGCTGATATCTGGAACCATGAAAACGCGCCCGTTGGCGTGATCCTGATGGATCTGCCGGTAACTCGCGGCGAACTTGAATGCATCGGTGGGGGTTTTAAAAGTTCCCAGATCTGTAGTGCCCGGCCCGCCATCCTGCAATATCTGCTGATAGGCATTCACCCGGTCGATATCTTCCTGGTCGGCCTGCTGCTGTTCGTGCTGCAGCCGCCAGCTCGATTCAGCAACCTGGTGGGTGAGCATCGAGGTACGCGCATTGTTCAACGCTGTTGCCTGCTCGGCCTGCAGGTCCTCATTCGCCTCGCTGCGCTTCTGCTGGTACTGCTGCTCTACCTGCCTCTCCCCGGCCATGATGCCGCCCGCCGCCCCGCGCATGGCGCCGCCCGGCCCTTGCGTGCCGGCCGTCTGCGCCCCTGCATATCCGGTCAGCGCACCCGATATAATTCGCTTCCACTGTTCGCCCGGCTGCGAAATCGTGCTGTGCGCCGTCATCTTGCCGGTTGCGGGATCGCGGTCGAAGGTCACATCATGGCTGCCGCCCAGAGCGTTCAAAATGCCGTGATAGACCTTGGCCCCGAAACTCTCCTTCTGGAGCTTGTCAAGCGTCTGATCGGCGGGCTCAAGGGGAATCTGCGGCGCCATCACCGGCGCAGTACTGGTAGTCTCGGCCAGGTCCTGCGCCGGCGCTTGCGACGCTTCAGGAGCAGGAGTGGCCGTCGCCGTGGCCCCGCCCGTTCCCGAATCTGCGTTGTCTGTTATGTCCGGCATATGCTCTCCATATGTGCGCGATATGCTGCGCGTATTACCCGCTAAATGGGCCCACGTTGAGCCGCCCCGCGGCGTTGCCCGCCACTCCCCCAAGTGCGCCCAGAACCGAGCCCCACATGCTGTTTTGCTGCTGCGCGATCGTATTGGCTTCGCTGGCCGCGGCGTTGCCGGAACTGACCGTCGAGGATGAGAAGGCGTTCGGATTCCATCCCGCCGCCAGTGCTTCATCGCCCTGTACAGCCTCGGTCCACATCTGGCGTCCCAGGTCATAACCCGATGTGGTGATGCCGAGGTTTTCGTTTGATTGCTCGCCGGCGGCGGCAGCCGCGAGATCTGCCTGAAGCGATTGCGAACCGCCTGAAGTGATGTTGACGTTCGATGTGCCGCCACCCTGGGCTGCGATTCTCTGCTGGAGAGCGCGCTGCGCCTGCTCGAAGTTCCTCGCGGTGCCCTCGTTGGCCTGGGTGCGCAGCGCGGTCAGCTCGGCCGGCTGGAATCCCATTTGTCCCGGGCCTTTGTCGAGGATGGGCTTAAACTGCTGATTGAGCGTGTTCTGGATATCCTTGAAATTTGAATATGCAGTGTTGAAAGCCTGGATCTGGTTTTTGTAGAAGTCGGCTTCTTCCTGCTGCATCTCGGTTTGCGCTCTTGAAGGGCCGCCGCACATTACCCTACCTCCTCGGCCTTGCCTGGCTCGGCAATCGGGCGCACTAATTCGTGTTCGCTGTCGGTAAATCCCAACACTCGCTTGGCCATCGATCTGAGTTCCGGGTTTACAGTGTCGAAAATCCATTCCTCACAGCCGGCGCCAGCGAGGGCATTCTCGAGAAAAGCCATGCCGTTGAACAGGCCGCGTTTCACGCGCCCACGGTCTACTTCGCCGGCGGGCGCGAACTGGATCCGCACCCGCGCCGCGCGGCTGAGGCGGATATAAAACATGACTCCGTTGTCGTCCTCGAGCGCATAGCAGCTGGGGCGCGAATCGGCAGCTAAAGGCCCGCTCATGAAGTATTGAGCCGGGAACATTCCGCGGTGGTTTTCATCGCTGTTGACCCATTCATAAAGCCGCTCGAGATCAGCCAGGCTGTCGGCATTGCGCAGTGTGAGTCCGTCGAATTCGGCAAGAGCGTTCATAGGCCTGCCAGTGGAAGGTAACGTCGGAAGGGAAGTCGGCTGCCCCGATAAAACTGGCGCATGTACACATCGGCTCCGCTCGCTATCGGAGGAAGGCTCGAGATCATCAGCGAATCGACGCCTAAAGCGATGTGTTCCTCGGCTGGGGGAACTGGCGATTGCGCCGGCGATTCCACCGGCTCTGGTGTCGCCCGTATCGGTTGTGTCCGTGGTTTGCGTAACATTATTTCCTCGCCTTCTGCGGCAGCCGACCGTAAACGGTATTCGTGTACAGTTCATTGGCGTAGTTCTCCGCTGGCCATACCAGGTCCTGCTGGTAGTGGCGGCATTTGATTACCGTCGATGGATCTTGCAAGGTCCACAATCTTTGCGTGCGAATGCTCTTTTGCACGGGCAGGTTGGGAGGATCATTTGTGATATTGCGCAGGGTGCGAAAGTCGGTGGAGTGGATGTGAGGCGAGCCGTAAATAATCTCGTCAAAAAGCATCCGCACCGTGATCGCGCTGGCGTTGTCGATAAGCTTTTCTTCGGTCACCACAAACTGCACACCGGCCGTGGTGCCAGGCTGGGCCAGCACTACCGATGCCATGGTCGCGTGGGCCGTATAACTCACGCCGTTGTCCGCATTGGTAGTTGTGTCTCGTTTCAAGATTGGGTTGTTGTTGACGCCCGGCCCGACCAGAAGTGTTTTGACGCCTGGCGTAATTTCAATCGAAGCCATCGCTCTGACCTTGCCGGGCGAGGCGACAACGGCTGCAGGACTCCAGACATTTCCGCTTTCGGGCGCCGAGACCGCCGCCATGCGAAACCAGAAGGTACTCCCATCAGCGACGTACAGGGCGGTGTCTTTCGAAAATCCCTGGTGCCAGGTCACATAGGTTTTGGCGGGGTCATAGTAGGTATCAAAGAAATCCGCGATTGGGAATCCTACTTCGAGCTCGCCCGCGCCGGGATCCATCGAAACCAGTTGATGCGAGGTCAGCATGGCATAGGAAGTCGAACCATTCACGGCGAATGCATCCTGGCTGGCCATGCCAATGCCGGCCTGAAAATTCACCACATAGAATGGCGAATTGTCCGTTCCCTGACCGAGCACCGCCCATATATCGCTGGTTGTTATGCAAATCAGGCCAATCGACGTGGGCCAGCATATGATGCCTTTGGCGGGGAAAGTAAATCGATTCTTTGTCGGGAATGTCGAATTTCCCGCTCCTGTGACGGTATCCGGGCCGCCGCTCCAACGCAGTTGATTGTTGACATATCCCCAGATGCGGCCGAGGTAGTAGCACTGCGGAACAAACCCGCTAGGTGGCGGGTCATTTCCATTGCTTCCCGCGATGGGCGCAGGGACCTGAGTGTTTAGCTGCCCGCTTGTCGGGGGCGCCGTGTCTGAATTTGGGTCTGCGGTGGTATCGGTATAAATCCACGTCTGCCCAGGACCGGGATTGGGAAACTCGTCATCGTAGAGCAGAGTGGATCCGCCCGCCATCGTTCGCCAGAGGATAATCGTGTCCCACAATGGATTGGGTAGACCCTGGCCCTGAATCACCGGCACATTCCCTACGGTGGGAACCAAAGGTATGCTGATCGGGCTGGCGGTCGAAATCTCAAGAGTGATCGAATTCTTTCCGCTGTAAGCCCACTGCCAGGGTTCTGTGGCCGCGGGCGCGAACGGCCCTCCATTGATCCAGGTCTGAGCACCATCGACTGTGCTTGCGCCGGTATCGGTTGCCCAGCTGGTCGGCGCCGCCGCTCCGGTCTGGGCTTGCAGCGTGGCTGATTCGATGTAACCCTGTTCATCGATCACCTTGATCGCAGTGCTCAGATTCTGAGTAGCTCCCGGCCAGGGCGCCCCGCTTGAGGTCGCGGGTCCAGTATTGCGCCAGGTCACCTGGAAGTCGCTGGTGGTAGTGCCGACGCCGTTATTCCAATTCGGCTCTGCAGCCCCACTGTTGCCGCTCACCGTGCATTGGAAAACGCTGGTCACGGTGACGGGCTGCTGCTGGTAGTAGGTCACCCAGGTGCCGTCAAGATTCACCGTCACCGGCACGGTGATGTAGTAGGTGTAGGTGACCAGCACTGACTGGCCCACTGCGTAATGGTGCGAGGCTATCCAGGCATTCGAGCCTACGCACTTCCACTGGCAGGTGCCGTCATTGGTGATCGCGCCAACCGCGCTTCCCCAGCTGGCTGGAATCGCCGCTCCGGTCGTGCCGCCCACCACCAGTTGCTGCAGGTTGCCGCTCGGATCCGCAATGATGAACTGACCGCCAGGCGCGTACCAGGTGTTCACGGCATGCTTGGGGTAGATCGACGGTGTCGCAGTCATGGTGACGACTGGCGCAGTAGTAGGCCCCGCGGCGCCCCACGGTTGCACGGCTGGGCCTTTGTTGATCCATTGCTGCCCGCCATCGGGCGTGATCGCGCCCAGCACGGTTTGCCATAGGGGCTGAGTTGCTCCGGTCGGTCCCACAGCGGTTACAACGGTGCCCGTCTCCGACGAGTAGGGAGTTATGGGAAGTGTGCCCGTGGTCAGCCACCAGAATTGAGTATCGGACGCAACCTGCATCGCGATGCTCAGTCCGTTGAAGAACGGGCAAGTGCTCAAACCAGCGAACCGCAAATAAATGTTGGTGGCGATGTGAACTGGCGTCGCGGCGGAAAGGAAAATCGTGGTTTTGAACTGCGCTCCGAAGGCCTCGATCTGGATATTGGTTAGATTGCCAATCTGGGTGCCAACTGATTGCTGGATGTTGCCATTGGAATCTACGATGAAATCGCCGTAGTTATATGACGTGTTGGCGGCCCAGCTCTGGCCGCTCGTTACCCATTTGTGCGTGTTCACTCCGTCGCCGGCATACAAAATATTTCCGTCGCTGACAAAGCTGGTCCGTCCCGCGCCGGCGCTTTTTGCCCAGAGAATCTTATTTGTGTTGGGCTGTGTGACCTCGCGCACCGTGGGCGATGCTGAGCCTACACCGGCATCGCAATCGGCCAGCAGGCGAATCACTTCATCAGTGGCCGTGAACCCCCTGAATTCGTAGAAACGGTTGGTTGGTGGGAAAGGACCCGGGTTATAGACGCTGAGGCCTGGCCGGCGAATTAATGTCAACCGCGGCGAAATCTCCATATTGGCGCCGTCGATCAGACGGTCGTAGCGCATCGCCGAATAAAACCTTGCATAGAGATAGGGGACAGCGCCCGGGCCAAGTGGATTGCCGTTGGTCCACATGCCCGTGAAAAATTCATTGACGTGCAGAGGCGCAGCTGCAGTGGGCTCTATAACGGCTCCTGCGGCCTCGAGCGCGTTCGGCATCCCTTTAGACCTCCCGTGCCCTGTAACGTTCCGCGGTGCCCAACTGTGTGCCCTGCACCTGGCTCATGACGCGCAGCCAGTTATTCAGGAAGATATTGCGCTCGAGATCGGTGAGGCCGCCCTGCGCAGCGAGCAGACTAGTCACGAATTTTTGGTTGTATTCGTTGAAACGAGTGTCATTGCCGATCAGAGACATGAGCGCGAGAAAGCCCCATTGCGCGATGTAGTTTTTGTCATCGGGCAGTGGCGCCCAGGTATAGGCCAGACTCATCAACAGGGGTGCGCGCTTCTGATAGGGAAGCACAACCGTATAGGCCTGGTCGGGCGCCGGCGTAAGCCGGAAGGTGATGTTTCCCGCTCCATCGTCAAGGAAGGGCGCGCACCATTGCGGCCGCGCCAGGCTGGCATCCATAGTGAGCAGATTTTTAACTGCGATCTCAAATGGCTTTCCGCCGCTCGTCGGCTTAACGTTCCCGCCCTCGAGAAAACCGAAGTCGGATAAGCCGGTTTGCGTATAGTCCTGGTCGCTAGTAGAAAAGGTCGCGAGCCTACGATTGAACGGCCATGCAAACGGCGGTCCCAGAATCGTCTGCAAAACAAGGTTCGCTGACCCCAGGGCTGGTTCCATCCCGTTGATGAGAACGGGCTGTTGTTCGAGGAAGGCCTCGGACCAGGTCACCGTGTTTTGAACTGTGATCGTCGAAGGCATAGCGGCGCGGCAAAGAACGCTCTGGCAGTTCTCCGCGACCTCCTTTCTTCCAATGCGTTACCGCTTCTTCTTCTTCTTCTTTGCCGCGCTCTTGCGCTTTTGCTTCAGCGCGATGGCCACCGCTTGGTTATTGGCTTTCGTCGCGCCGAACTTTTTTCGGGTGCGGGCATAGGTTTTGCCTTCATGCAGCTCTCGAATATTTTTTGAAACTGTCTTTTTCGACGTGCCCTTTTTCAGTGGCATAGAGGCTCCGGTATATTTGGATCAGCGGCAAATCAACCGCATGGAGAAAACCGAATGAACATACCCCAATACATGCCGTTTTTCCTGACGGCCTTTGTTCCCTGTTTTTTGGTTCTGGTGGGAATGTGGATGAACAATCAGCGCTTCGGCCAAATTGATAAACGGTTTGAAGAACTCAACACGCTCGTCCGCCATTTCATCGACATCAGCATGGATCATGGTGAGCGCATCGCCACTCTTGAAGAGAGAACGGGTAAAAAGGCATCGTGACCTTCGCCGCGCCGTCTCCACGGTAAGCGGAGCGTCGGGTTGATCACCTGCAAGCCGGGCGAAAGACGGCAAAATTCCAGGCAGCATTTTCCTATCTCCCCGGCCACACGTTGTAGAGGTACGGATTTGCGGGGCCTATTTCGATCCCGCCTTGTGCCGCCACCACGCCGCGATCCGGCACAAAGCCGGCGTTATCAGTTTCGCGGTCATTCTGTTTGAGCTGGGCCTCGATCGCGGCCAGCCAGAGTTCACGCATTTTGGGGAATAAAACCCGCATCTGCGGATTGGGACTCATCTCGTAGCAATGTGCCTTGAAGCCATCGCGAAACCATTTCGCCTGGTCATCGGGAATGGGATTGATTTGCTGCTGCATCAGAGTGAAAGGCGGCGGCGCCTGCATTTGGCCGACGACGTTAATCTGGTAAACCGTCGCCTGCTGAGGGGGAAGGGGCAAAATGCGAAAGCCCTGGCCCTCGGGATCGGCCACGGTCCATACGCAGCTGCCATCATTCACCGTTAGACCCTCGGCGCTGTTCGCTGCTGCAGCTGGCGCCACCGTGCCTGTAATGCCGTAGGTGGTCAGCACAAGGATGTTTCCCGCCGCGTCGACGATGTTGGTCGGCGGGTTGGTGGGCGTTTGCGGCGCTCCCAGCGGTTGCGTATAAGTTTTGTTGGCTCCCGGCCACACACCCTGCAGCAGTTCTTTGTTAGAGAACCACGCAATTTTCGCGGGTGGGTTGCCTGAAACAGACGTGGGCTGGAGATCGCGCACCACTTCGATCGGATAGGTTGGCTTGGGCAATTGAGTATTGTTTATATCCACCCAATAGGCTCCCTCGACCCATCCGATTGGCGCCGGCCAGTTCTTGCTCAGCTGTGCGTAGTCCTGCTGCCATGAGTTGGTGTAAAAGGGCGGAATCTTCTCGCGGTTCCACTTGAAATTGAAGCGTTGCGAAATCAGCTCCTGCATTACGTCGGTGGCGATGGTCAGTGCGGTGGCCACCGAAAAGCCGCCTGTCGGGATAACCGGCGCCAGCTCGCCCATGCTGGAGACGTGATCCGCGATGCTCTGGATACTGGTTGTGCTCGATCCCACCGGTTTACTCCTGTGGTGCCGTTCCCCAAATGGATACTGGCGCACCTATTTCATGGACCCCGATAACTGAACCGCAGGCCGCGCGGGTCACCAGCAAGTTATTCAGGTCGCTGGCATCGGTGATCTTCATGTATTCGCTGTCGACCAGGAGAACGTCACCAACGGTGGCAGTTAGAGTTTTGTCCGCGAGGGCCACGAGGCTATCGGTCGAGTCGTTCATTGCCATGTTGAGGACGCCCGTTTCGGTCGCAGGCGGATCAGGCGGTGGCTCAGATGGTTCGGGCTCTGTAGGCGACAACGGCTGCAACGCGCCAACCTGGGCGAGCGCGATGATCTGGTTGGGGCTCAGGCCGGGGGGAATGTCGTATTGAATGGGAGGAGCCTTCGTCTCGCGCGCCACGCGCGCGTTAGCTTCCTGATCAGCGGTCTCGGCGGCCGCAGGATCAACCTCAGCCGGTGTAAGTGCGGTCGGTGCGATGCCGGCCGGGTACATCAGCTCCTCGGGCGGGCTGCTCGTTGTGCCTGTGTACTTTTGCGGATGGTAGGCATTCATATCATTCCCCTTTCGCGCGGCGGTATCCGGGCGCTTCGCCGCGCTTCGCTTTTTCCGCCCCGGTGCGGCCGTTTTGCTGGGTGATTTTTTAGGCGGCGACATTCGGAAGAACCTCGAAAATCTTTCCGCCGCTGGGCGAGTTATCGGTAGGGAAGCGGCTCCATTCGTTCCACTCGGCCACCATGGCCTGGTAGCGGTCCGGATCCGTTTTGCGCAGCGCGCTATCGGGCTTCTCCACTTCCTTGCCGCAGCGCGTGCACATGATGACTTCGCGGCCGGTTGGGTAGGTGTTGCGATTGATGCTGTAGTCGTTGGCATTGCCATTGGCAAAGTTGTTATTCTTGCCGCCCTTGCGGTGTTTGCAGCGCGCCTGCAGCCGTGCTCTCTCAGCCAGGGCTTTTTTGTAGTCCTCGCCTTGTTTGCGCCGTGTGGCGGCCATGCGGTCTTTATGGTCTTTGCGCTCCGCCAGGCGTTCTTCAATCTCGGCGATCTGCAGTTCCTTCCAACGCAGCTCGATGGCTTCGGCGTCGGTGATGGTGGATCTCTCTTTGGGCATAGCAGTACTCCACGCCGGCGAGGGACCGGGCTCCGATCCGGGCCCCTCGTCTTCGTTTAGCTGATAAGTGTCGGTGCGTCGATGAGCCGTACACGGCCAGTGGTATCGGGAACCACGCCGACAGCAAAGTTGAAGTTGTAAGCCGTGCTTCCGCCGATCATCATCGACGGATCGGACGGTGAGGCATCGTCATACCGTTTGGTGATGACTTTCAGATTGCGCCAGTCGCCGTCGCCGATGGCGGTGTTTTCCTTTGCGCCCATCGAAATCGTGATGAGGCCATTCTGGCCATAGATAGCGGTGCGAAAAGCGGTCACGCCTGCATGGGTGAGATAGTTGGGTGTTTGCGTCACGATCGAGCTTTCATGGAACCGAACGCCTGCCCACTCCATCACCTGAACATATTCACCCTCGCCGCCTGGCAGCTCCTTTAAGAGAGCCGTGCCTTCCACGCTGCGCTTCAATACGTCCGTTAGGCTGTTATTCGTGTTGTCGTTCAGCGCATCGCCCCAGGCAAAGGGGCAGATCACGGCCGCAAACAGGCCATCCGCAAACGGTCTCACATTCCGCTGGCGCAATGAAGCCACCGCGGTGGTGATGTTGTTCTTGTTGAAGGGCACGTTATAGGCGTTCTGCTCGAGCACACTGGAATCGATGGCTGGCAGTCCATCGGTAGTGTTCTTGATCAGATATGCAACCGTGAGGGCGCATTGATAGGCCAGTTCCTTGCCGCCGTTTTCAAGCGCCGGATCAATCGCCAGCTGCATCGAGAAGCGTGAATAATTCAGGTAATCCGCGTAGTTCCCGATGGGGATCTTGTCGGTGAGGATGTTGATCGTTTCGCCGCTGCCGACTGTGCCTTCCGCAGCTTGAGCTAGATCCGGACCGAACGGAACATACTCGAAAAGGTTGAGCGTGTTTCCGCTGTTTTCCGGCAGTGGCCGCCTTTCGACGCACTGATAATGCGGTGTCTCGGCCTTCAGATTCTCAATGAAGTTTTTATCGTAATAGTTGACCTGCGTTTGGGTCAGGTTGCTGGTTTGGTTGCTGGCCGGTGAATAGCCGGCGCCCAGCCGGGCCTGAGTGGCGAGGGCGACGCCCTCTTCTTTCACCACATAGGCAATGGCAGAGCCCAGGATGGCCAGCGCATAGAGGAGTGGCTGCAGGATATTGCAGACTACCCACATCCTCCGCCGCGCAAAGGTGGCGTCTTCCCAAATTGTCATGGCACCGCTCCCATTCGCGGGAGGGGTCTAGCTCGCCCTGCGTTTCCTGGCGTCCTGGTTGGCGTAATAATCGACGCATCGAGCCAGTTCTGGATCGTTCTGCATCAGCCGCTTATAGGTCGCCGCGCTCATGTTGGCGATCTGCTCCCGCGTGAATTTCAACCGGATGACTGGCCTCGGCGCAGTTCCGCTAATGTCGCTTTGGCGGACGCTGGTCGAAAACCGGGTTGGAGTCGGTTGCGTTGGCGTGGGAGCATTCCGCCCCTCTGGAACCGTCTCATCTGTTGAGGGTGGGGCTTCCGTGGGCCTGGGCTGCAGCAGTTCTGCCGCGCTCAGCTCTTCGAAAGCCTGTGTGTAGTGCGCTGGATTGGTATGGTCGAGTCCCTGCGTTTGCAGGTAGCGAACCAGCTTGTTTTTGTTGTAATCGGACGGATACCACTCCGGAGTAGCTCTGGCAAACGTTGCTGCGGCGTCGACGGCCGCGCGAACTTCGCGATCCTGATTCTCGGCCTCGTTGTTTTTGCGCAGCTCGCTTACCGGCCCGACTACGCTTTCGATGACTCTGGTCACGGCCTTATCGACGGTAGCCGGGTTATTCAACTCGGCTACCGTCTGCATCCGCTCGGCTGGGGAAAGGGGCTGCGGAGCTGCAGCTGCCGCCGGCGTTCTGGCTCCATTCGGGCCCTGGCGCAGTTCTCTGATGCGCTGGCCGGCCTGGATGGCGGAATCGGCCAGTTTTTCGTTGATTTCGTCCTTTGTGCCGCGAAAGGTCGAAAGCAGATTTCCCTCGGCATCGGTAAGCGTCAATTTGTGCTGGCCGTTGCCTAGATCTTCCCATCGCTTCACAGCTGTACCCTCCGCGAAATCGTTATGACGCGATCCTGGGGAACGAAGCCGGCGCGCTGATCGATTGTTTTGATTACACGCATCTCACGGCGCCATTGCCGGTGCTCACGTATCGCGTTGAAAACAACGGGAATAACGCACATCAGAAAGAGAAACACTGTGATAAAGAGAAACCACCTCATGGTTGCACCTCGGTCGGGAAACCTTCGATTCCCTGCATCATTTCTTCCAGACTCGGCGGCGACTCCGGTTCCTGTTCCAGATCCTGCGTATGGTACGCATTTAACACTATTTTCTGAACATATTGGAAGAACAACCATGCAGACTTCGTGACCGCATGGCCTCCCAGGATCTCCTCGGGGTTTCCTACGCTGGTGTTAAAGTGGGCGGTTTCGAGTTCGATACATGCACGCTCCATGACATTCAGCAGTGATTCATAACGCGGATCCGTATACAGCTGCGCGAGGCTCGCCTTCTCTTCAGGCGATAGCTCTACCTCAGTGACTTTGAGGGTTCGGGTTTTGCGCAGCCTGATTTCCATTTCCTAAATCACAGGTCCGTGGCGTTCCTGGAATTGGCGAGTTCATAATTTGCCGTGCAGTGCAATCGCAGAATTCGCGTAAGACAACGATTCTCGTACGGCCGACAGGGCCAGCTGCTGATCCATGCAAACCGGGGTCAGGGCCAGGATGGCATTTGCAAACTGATAAGCTGCGCGGCGCATCTCGGCATATTGCGTGTCTTTGGTGATGGGATTGTGGTGATCCCTAAATAGTTCATGCAGGTTGTCACGGTGGATCAGGCCTGTGACGGGGCCCATAGACTCTGATCGATCGCCTGCCGCTCCCACTTTCGTTCGTCCCATGTCGCTGCTTCGTCGCTGGCTTTTGCCAACAGGTCCTGCGCCAGCCTTTGCTCGCCCTGCTGATCGATTTCCTGCGCCTTTGCCTGGTGCCTGGCGCCGATCGCCGCTATCTGTCCCTGCACCTTTTGGACGCCGGGATTGTTTTGCTGATACTTCTGCGCTTCCTGGGCCGTCATCGGCCTTATTAACTCTCTTGCGTTTTTCCATTCGCTCACTTCCATGAACATTTCTAGCAGCTGCCGTACGTCGACCATCCAACCCATTGCATTCAACTGCTGGATGAGCGGCGCATTCTCAAAAATCTGCACCATGAGGGGCAAGGCCTGCGCCATGGCTTTTTTGGCCGCCAGGTGCGCGCCGGCCAGGCATTCGAAGCGGTCCTCACTATCGTAAAAATTCTTCGCGTCGAGTTCGAAGGCCGCGCCCAGCTCATCGGAAAGAATGGTCCGAATCTGTTTGGGGCTCATGCGCGATTTCACATAGAACTCGAGCAGTTCGATAGTGGGCAGCAAAATGCCTTTTACGAAGTGGCCCACAGGCCCCTGAATCTTACCCGCGTTCGCCGCGATGATGCCTCCCGCTCCGGTAGCCGTGCGCGCCGCGCTCGATCCCCCGCGGGGCGGTAGACTGCCCTGGGTAAAAGCCTCGTCCGCGCCGGTGGTCGATTGCGCCTGCTGCGCGGCATTCTGCAGCGCGGTGAAAACTTCAGGGGGAACCTTGGGAAGCTCGATGATTCCAAAAACATCGCGTACGCTCTGGCCTGCTTTGGTGTCTACGTCGATGATGCCGCCCAGCCGCTGCCTGATTTGCTGGGTAGGTGCGTTGGCGCCGCGATCGCGCACAAACGTTTGGTTGACGGCGAAAGAGAGAATATCCAGCATCGCATCGGTGAGGCCTTTTTCGACGCGCTGATCTGAGCCCGCCAACCGTCCCACTCCGAGACCAAAGCCGGCATTGGGGATATTCCAGAAATTAGCGGCCATGAAGCCGATGAAGGGCTGCTCGTGTTTTTCCTTGCGAATCAATACGCCTCGATCGCCACCCTCGGGAACGAGGACTGCATGGATGTAGCAGTCGTCGTGCCGTTCAAACATTTGGATAGGGCGCTCGATCGGAGAAACGCTGGCCGGTTCCTCAGGATTCTGCGAATGATGGATCGCCCAATTCTGGCCGCCTAAATTCTGCTGCACCTGGCTGGGCGCGCCGGCGTTGCCCTCGTGAGAAAAGAAATATGCCTTCAGGTCCTCTTCAGGGGGTATGTCATAGCCGCCTACCTGATTGCCCTCTTCGTCCACGATGATGGGCTGGTTGCGCAGCTTCTCGAGGTCCATCCAGGTGGGATAGGTGACGTGAATAACGTATTTCGCACCGGTATGCAGCGCATTGGCCGTATTCCAGGTGGGGTCGACCAGAACGCTGCCCAGGTCGCACATCTCGAAGGTGAGGCCTTCCTCGACCACTTCGGTGGGGCGCACTACCAGCTCTTCGCTCTCTTTGGTGTGCATCACCAGCTCGCCGCCCAGAGGGAGAGCCATCTTGATCGGCGCAGCTTTAGGCGAACGCAGCTTGCGGATTTTGGTATCGCGGCGCCAGCCCACTTTCACGATCACAGTGCCAAAGGTGGTCATGCTCTCGAGAGCGCGCTCGCTTACGTCCTCGAATTTGCACTCATCGAGCAGGGCACCATAGAGCGCGGTTTTTGCGCGTGCCGTGCTTTGGCTGGTCGCGGGCCTCGGCCTCACCAGAAAGGGCGGCATCTCGTAAAAAATGCCCGATTTCATCGCCGGTACCAGGCTGTTCACGTGCTTGGCAACGGTGAAGCGGCTAATGTTGGCGCGCGCCACCGTCGATCCCTCAAAGGATGAATTGGTGCGCGGCGACTGATAGAGCACATCGGCTTCGCGCCAGTGAAGGTTCCACTGCTTTTGTTCAAGAAAAGTACGGGCGCGCTCTGCATCCTGAATAGTGAGCTGCACGGCGCCGTCATCGGTATACCGCGGATCGAGTAGCGGGCCGCCCTCGATAATCACGTCGCTTGGTTCAAGGATCTGACTACCGTTCACCATGCCTGGAAGCGTGGCCATAACTATGCCCTGCCTTGGTTAAGCGAATCCTCGATGTTTTTGGCGACCTGTCTCAAAAGCGCGGGGAGAGCCACGGTTATTTCCGCCGTAGCCTGCACAGAAAAACCATGCCCGAATTGGCCGTTTAAAACAATCAATACGGCGCCCTCGGCCTGGGCGCTTTCGCGTGCCTCTGTACAGAGCTGGTCATACTTTCCGGGGCCTAACGCCATCAAATCACCATCCGTAAGGGGAACACGTCTTTTCGCTGCGGCGCGATGCATTCGCTCAGCTCGTGCTGAAACTGCGATTGGTCGGCTTCGTAGGGAGCTGCGATCCGGGTGATGACACATTGCACATAAATGCCGGTATCGGTTTTACCTTCCCAGATGCGGCCGGGAATTGCCGCTTTGCAATCATGCTCCCTGCCTTCGACCCAGACCATTTCATTGGTGCTTTCAATTGTGATTTTCAAGTTTTAGACCTCAATTGATATTGCATCACGGTGCCATCGGCCGTTTTGTACCATTCGCCCGGCCATTTAATTCACGCTTCCTATCACCGGCACGGCTTCAGTCTCGCCATCGATCACAAACAGAGATGGGGAGAAATAGCCGGTAAAGCCTTCGACTTTGACCATGCCTTCTTTGGTTATGCTGATGCAGCGCCGGCCGGTCCCGGGCTGCATATGGTTGAATCGCACGATATTGCCCAGGAGCCGTAGGGCCTCCGCCAGCTGTTCACTATGCTCGGCATTGTCCACGTCTATTCTCCGCGTATGTCCGACATATATAACACACTTTGGAAACTCTCATCCTGTTAGTCCGGGCATCCAGTCAGAAAGCCCGAAACCGGGTTCACCTGGTTGCCATTCTTCCTCGGCTTCGGGGAATGGATCTGGCGTGGCGTATTCGGCTTTCCCGTAGACGCGGTTGTATGCATCCTGCTCGATGTAGTTCTGGAAGGCCTCTTCATCCTGCATCTCAAAGCCTTCGGCCGCGATCGACGCCGGCAGGTGTGCCGCGACCCGGCTCACCGCGCTGGCGACTTCGAACTCCTCCACCATGCCAAAGTGATAGAGCTGTCGGAATACTTCCTGCACATTGCCGATGTGGGCGCTGAAGAGCAGTCTGCCGCCGAGCAGGTGGGGCTCGGCGCTTTTGATGGCCAGGTTGCGGGCGGTGTCGTCCTGCAGAAAATCTCCCCAGGTGATTTCAACTCGCCAATCCTGTTCGAGCGCTTCGTTGCGGATGTGCTGCTGCATGGTGCGGGCGCCCGGAGTGTCCTCGATTTCAACGCGATGGGATTCCCACTTTTTGGCCACGCTCACCACACGTCGCGCCAGGGCGCTGGGCGTGAGCTGCGCCCGTACCACTTCAACGATGGTCATACGGCCATCACGCTCGATGCCCACGGCGCAGGCCGCGTTCTTGCACTCGGCGTATTCGAAGCGCCAGGCGATATGCACGTTCTCATCATGCTGGGCAGCATCCTCGCTCACCTTGGCCGCTTCCAGTCTCTCTATTGGGAATGTGGGTACAAAGTTGCCTTCGGCCACGTTCATGTACTGCGTCCAGTAGGTTTCTGGGTCCAGGGCCTTCTCTTCTCTGAGGAATTGCCATGAAATCTGCTCAGGAAACTGCAAAATGACATCGTCTTCAGTCAATTCGTCATCGTCGAGCTTTAAAGCGTGTGGGCGCCGGATATAAGCCGGTTTCCAGAGGAGAATTGTCTCCTCGCCGGCCTTGGTAATCATGTCACCGTACAGGTCCATAGGACCGTAGCGCGTTCCGGTGATATCCACGTAGCCGCCTTCGCCCAGCATTTTCAGATTGAGGTAAAAATTCTTCTTCACCTTACGCAATCCGAATGAGGTTTGGCTGTTGCGGTTGTCCTGCACGTCTTCGCTCTTGATCCAGTCCGGATGCCAGCCTGAGAGCGATTGCTCGATCGAGACGCCCTTTACTGTGGGGTCGCGGCGGAACTTCGTTCGTGCCGGCGTGGTGAATTCGCCGGCCTTGTTCATCTTGTGGAGTACGTGTTCGGGAAAGCAAAGATGGAGGGCGCCCCGCGGAGCGCCCTCGGGACAATAGAAGTGGCTGGCCACTTCGGCCACAAATGCATCAGCCAGGGGAGAGTCGGGCGAATTAGAAGCCGTCATCACCATGACGGCCACATCCGGAAAGCCACATACGAGCTGTACGGTATCGGCAATATTGAAGGTTGTTTTGTAGGTTTTGCGCGGCAACAGAACGATGCGCCGGCGCTTCCTGCTTTGCTGAAAAATAGGTTTGGTCGGATCTTTCTTAATGAAGACGTCGGCCACCTGGCGGTGGCTCTCTTCAGTCACCTTGTCGTAGCCCAGCACATATTTGGTGAGCCAGAAAAGATCGGTCTGCATGCGCCAGCGTAGAAACTGGCGATACGATTCGTCTTCGCTGATTCGAGCAATGTCGATTTCGTTTTCGGTCATGCCATCTCGGGCTCGGGTTGCTGTTCCTGTGCTTCCGGTGGCGCGCCATCTTCGCCCGTCGCGGCGCCTACATCAGGCTGATCGCCCATATGTTCGTCGAAATGGGCTTGCTGAGCCTCGGCGCCTGGCAGGACGTGTTCTTCCGTATGCGAAAACCCCTCGCTTTTATTCGCGGCGCCGTGGTGCTTATGAACGTGGGCGATGTAGCCTCCATTCGCGGCGCGTTCATAGTGAACGCCGTGGGTGTGCGTTTTCCCTTTCTTTTTGTGCTCTCCAGCGAGCGCACGCTTGATTTCATCCTCTGCAGCCATCCTGAATCCTCCTATGTGGGGCATATGTTCCGCATAGACGAAAATTAGGCGAAACCGTTTGTACGAGTGTACTTCGTATGAACGTGCCGGACATATGTAATGCATATGCCCGGCAAATCAATGAAAGTTTGTACGGCTCGTATCGCCTAAAAGGCAATTTCGAAGTTGGCGAGGTTGCCCACGTTGGCGCCGGCGGTATTAAAGGTGAGTCCCACCGCGACGTAGAAGACGGGATCTGCGGGCTGTACGACTGTACCGCCCTGTGTCACGGGCTGGTTGCTGCCGTTGAGAAGCGTTATTCCCGCGGTGACCGCCGCGCTGGCGTCGAAGAGATTCATCACCATCTGATTGAACGTTCCCTGCAGCAGCCCGCTGGTCGAATCGAAAATGACATTCGCTTCGATCCACCAGGGCGTCCAGGTGTTCGGCACGGTGCGCGCAGTTCCTGAACAAAGTTGGATCCAATTTGCGGGCACCAGCGGCGAGGCCGGGTATGTCTGCTGTGCATACAGAGTCGCTTTGGCCGTATAGGCGGCGCCGGCCGTGAAGAGATTCCCTTCAGCACGGATTGTGAATCGCTTGGCTTCGAGCGTGAGTTTGCCTGGTACTGGCAGAGAGCAGGCCAGGGCATTGTTCGATGCGAGTGAGAAAAGTTGGGCTGTGGCTACAGCTGCGGTAACCGGATTAGCCGGTGCAGCGCGTTTGATCGCAGAGCTGCTCATTGTCGACCCCTCCTTTTTGTGGGGAGAGAAATAAGCCGCGCGGCGACTCGCGTCTATGTCGTCAAGGATGAACCGTATACGATACGGACCGCAAGGGGGATTTACTTTTAGTCTACGGTGATGAAAAGTTCTGTCATCTTTAGATTGAGGGCCTGGGAGATGCTGTAGACCGTTCGTATGCCTGGCTCAGCTTTCCCGTTTTCGATCTTGCTGAGATTGATTCGGCTGAGGCCTGCAAGCGCAGAAAGCATCTCCTGCGTCATATCGCGCTGCTTTCGCCAGTAGCGAATGCGATCGCCAACCTTGATACAAACATCTATGGGCGGCCGCCTCATCATCCCAGCATCGGAGGGGTCCGCCGGAAACGTGTATCGTTAACATTACAACTTCAAAAAGAAGCTGGTTTTAGGTGATATGCAGTTCGTTAGCCATCACCATCTGGCCTGTGTCGATTTGCGATTCTGTTTTCTTCCTGGCCGGCCGTCCGGGGCGCATGCCCTGAGTCTCGCGGCGCCACTTCGCAAACAGTTTGCGTTCCTCCGGAGTTGAGGGCGCATTACAGTAGCGGCATTTGCCGAGATCGCGCCGCTGCCGGCGTGCGTTCTTGAGAATCTTCGCGCAGGCGTCAGTGCAGGTCACGGCCTTGCGAATAATCCGCGCCTCGGGCACCGGATTGCGGCATACACAACACCAGACTTTCATTGTCTTTGTCTTCATACTTCCTCGATTTTGATTTTATGCAAGAGCCACGCCAAACGTTTTTTGATCTTGTAGACCTGAGTTTTTACTCCTTTAGCATCGAGCACATGATGACCGCTCTGATCATCAAAGACGAAATCGGCAATATACGTAACACCGCGCTCCTGGCTATCGCCGGGCACTAACTCGATATGTTTTTGTTCTTGTAAATTCCAGATCGTGCCGGAGCTGGCCAGTGCATAAAGTCGCGTGGCTACATCTGCCTCGTGTTTCGATGCATATTTGCCAGCGCGCTCATTGCGAAATTTTGAGGGAGCGGCTTCGCGCTGACCGGTGACGAATTCGGTCCACGCTTGCCGATCGGCTTTGCGGCTCATCCTAGTCATAAATACAGTTGACGGCGCTTTGCGGTTGGAATATTTTCGCGTTTATGTCTGTTGAAAAAGTTGCTCCTAGTGTACCAGTTTTATGATGCGGTTCTTTCCCCAAATTTCGCTGTTTTCAATTCCTGTAGTTCACGTCGCCGCTGAGAAAAAATCTGCTGTTTTAGCAGCAGAAGGAATGTTCCAGTTTTCGAAAATTTGAAACGTTTTGGGCCTGTACTCGGACAGGATCAAGCGCATTTGCGTGCGAGTGAAGCTGCGTTCGCGCGCGCATGTTGCTTGCTGTTTCCCTGTGCACAGCCAAATTTGTGGAGGAAAATGAATGGGCTCGCTGCCGCGCCATGTGATGTTGCTCGATGTGGGCGAACTTTTAACTTCTATCAAAGGATGGAGTCCCACTCGAAAAGGTATATATCTCGAGTTGCTCGCCTATTACTGGATGCGAGGCCATCTTCCCAAAAAGCCTGAATCGTTGGCGCGCATCGCCCAGGTCCCTGCGGCCGTATGGAGAGATGCGGCCGTATTCGTGATGGAGCTGTTTCATCTGGGCGCTGACGGTGTTTATCACCACCCACAAGTGGATGAGCTGCGTAATGCGTGGCTTGAGAAGCAGCGCCGTATCAGTGAACAACGTCGCAATGCGGTCAATGTGCGGTGGGCTAAATATCGCGAAAAACTACGTCAAATCGAGGGGGGAGAAAATCCAGCGAAAACGGCCGATACGGTCGTACAATCTCGTATAAAAAATAATCCCCTTCAAGGTTCCCCCTCTGGACTCCCTCTCCTACAACCCCTAAAGCAAAAGCCAGGCAATAACGCGCGCCCGGCGCTCGCGCGTGGTTTGAGTGCCGAGGCCGGCAAGACCGGTCCGGTTCCGGGCTGGCGGCAGGCCGTCGAGGGGCAGCACAGAAGCGTAAATAAGGCGAAACCGTTGAATATACGCCGTATAGCCCGTCAGGCATCTGGGGGGGTAGGAAAGGCAGCAGGCGGTCGAGAAAAAGGCGGCAGGGTGCCTCCGAGGGGCCGGAATGGGCATTCTAGCGCCGTATCGGATCGGCAAAATGCCAAGTTTCTGGATGACGCTCGTTTTGCCGGTTTTTTGACCGAGGTAAAGCGTTACTGGAAAGCCATGAACAAAGAGGGCCCAGCCTGCCCTTCTTCGGACGCTGACAATTCCGCCCTGGCGCAGGTGCTTCGAGATGATCCCGCATTGACCCTTACGCAATTCAGGTCAATGCTGCACAACCGCGCGGATTCAGCGGCTGCGGGCGAGATCAACCCTTCTGCATTGCCGCGCACCTGGCTGCGCCAGATCGCGGAGTTTGCAACTGGCCCGCTCGATCGCTACGGCAAGCCATTACGAAGACCAGTGCGCGCTACACGCGCGTTCTAGGAAGAGCAAGCTGCAATTCAGGCTCGAAAAAGGGCCGTACGGTCCGTATTTTCGAAGGGGCGAATTTTCGGCGAAAACGAGCTATACGGTCGTATCGGCTCGTATAACCGGAAAACCAGGATGATGATGATGATGACTTCATGATACATATGTTCTGCATATGTATACGGTCGTATACGCTCGTACAACTGCGATCTATGTCCTGCATATGTCGAACATATAGACGAGATGGGAGGGGGGTGAGGGGAACAATGGAGCATTACACGAAGGGCACCGTACAGGTATCGGCCTGGTGCAAGGTTTGTCATCGTGAGACCATGCATCGTGTTGACCATGGCCGGCGTGGGCCTTGCCTTGAATGTATGAAGAAGCGAGAGCACGAGGCCACGATCGCGAGGGCCGCGCGGCAGTCACAGATGAAGCAGGGAGACCTATTCCGATGAGAGATGCTCTAGGCAACGAGTTGAAGATTGGAGATCTTGTGGCGGTGCAGCTGGCGCGCCCTTTGATCTACGGGCAGGTAGTTGAAGCCAGCGAAGGCGGCATCGTGACCGGGATCAATCACAAGGGCAGCGCGGAAATGCGTCCTGGTCGCATCGTGATAGTGTCGCGGCATATTGTCGACTTCGATCCGCGTGTGCAGATTGATTCGTTACTGGCGCTACGTAATGACAATGCGTCGGCAGAGGATGTCCATGGCAAGCCATCCGAGACGTTGCCGAATTGAAATGTGGCACGATTAGCCACTAGATTAATTCAATTGCTCCGGTCGCCACTGATTTAAATCTGGGGGTCGCGCAAGTGTGCGTCTGCCAATGAAGTGAATTGAGACAAGGAAATGAATCAAAACAAGAAAACAAATGAAGATAAGAAAGGAAGTAGGGATGATGGTTGACAGTTAAACAATGAATCAATTAGAAATAAG